AATACAAAAAGATTGGGTATCCAGAAATAAAGATAAATTGGTAATTACAGAGAGTGATGTTACATGGACACCTATGTCCTATCCAACTAAGGATTTAATGTTATTTGAGGAATTAAACGAGGATAAAATGGCTTTAATTGACGCTTATGGATTGAACAAGTATGTGTTCAGTTCTGCAAGTGATAGCACGTTTACCAACGTTAAAGAGGGGATGCGCATGGCTTATCAAGATACTATCATTCCCGAAGTTACCCAAATGTACCAAACCATGTCGCAACAACTAGGTTTAACGGCACAAGGTTTATATTTGAAGCCTGATTTTTCGCATATTCCTGTATTGCAAGAAGATGAAGAAAGCAAAACTAAAATGGTAATCGAGTTAGTTAAAAACGGTGTAATATCAATTGAGGAAGCACGTAAAGAGATAGGATATTAAACAAAGTTTTTCGGAAACATTCCTTTGATAAACATACTTAACCCAGCTAAACAGTCTGGCGCATCGTCGTTTTTATTCTTACCCTCCTTGCTAAACCCCTCTACATTGGTAATAAATTGATGATATTCTTTATTTTCTAATATTACAAAATTAAATGATTGGATAATAAAACCGCTTTCCATTATGATACGTGTAATCTTGTTACGAGTGTTGTTTACTTGCAGTATTCGGGTAGTGGTAAGCTTCTGTAGTTGTCGGCTAAACATAGCACCCATACTATTACTTTCAACTCTGCAATATTTCACCCCCCATTCCGTTAATTTTTCGGCGCACATTGGAAGCGTAATATCGGTGTTAGATTGGGTAAATACATAGTCAACAATGTAAACCTTATTGTCCATTATTCCGCCAATCGCCAATGCTGTAAAATCAGTACCTTGGTCGCTTACATCAATATAACCTACATAACCCTCAATCTTATCTTTAATGCTATTAAATTCCTCCTTTGATAGCTTATTTAATCCGCTAAATAGTCTCCCTTTCATATCCACAGGCTCCTGTTGATATTCCGCGCTCCAAATATCGGGATTAATTCGCCCCCTTATCTCTTCATATTGCTCGGTGCTCATAACGTCCTCACAGAACGATTTACCGTCACTATCCAATGCTGGGATAACGATACTTAAATCATACCTGTTTTCTTCCATATTTTGCCCGATAACGTCTTTAATACTCCAACGTGTACCGATGTCGATACGGCTACAACTTTTCTCAATTCGGGTATCATGCGTTCCCTCTTTCCATTGCAATATTCCGTCATTAATTGTATCAGATAAAGCATCCTCTAAACCTCGATAAAGGTCATCCGTAATAGCTAATTTGGTAGCACCAAATCCGATAATTGTTCCATGAACTCCAGCACCGAAATATCCAACCTGTCTTGAATGGTTTGTATTCCACCCATGTAGATTTGCTTTGTCGTCTGATAATTTAACGTTTGAAAATACCTTTTGGAATTTTTCACTTTTAACAACATTTCGCACATCGTAACTGAATTTTAGGTATAAAGTAGACGTACAAGTGTTACGCATTACCGTTTCCTGTGGGCTCTTACCTAAAGCCCACGCGCTGTAAAGTGTTGTAATATACGATTTACCCGCCCTTGGAGGCATTGATACCGAAAGGCTGTTTATTTTACCGTCTTCGATTAATTGAAATGCGTCTGCAACTTTTTTTAAAAAGCTTCTTTTTTGGAAAAATTCCCTATCGTAAAATAAACAAAACTCCCAAAAATTTCTTCTTGAGAGTTCCGCTCTTAATAGTTCCTTTATAGCTTCCTTTTTATTCATTTAGTAAATCCTTAATTTCCTCAGTAGTTAAACCAGACAAATCAATATTGGTTTGTTTTTGTTCAATATGTTGCATTGATAACCTCCTTAACTCTTCTTGATTACCGATTAACTTCATTAAAGCCATTTGCAAAGCTGGGCTGTTGGATTTATACCATTTTGAACGCATAGAAACCTTTAACTCAGTTCGGTTTGTTTCTAGTAATTCTTTTAGCTCGTCCGATTGTTCTAATTTCCATTCGTAAAAAGTGCTTTTTGAAATAGGTAAAAAAGCTACAATATCCTCAATGAAAAATAGCTTGTTTTTTACAATTACTTCCTTTGCCTGTTCGTATATTTTTTTTCTATCGTATGCCATATTATTTGATTTTATCTAACCATTGTAATCTAATTTGATTTGCTATTTGTGCAGTCATTACTGGAGGAACACTCATACCGATTAAATATTTAGGTTCTATTGATTTAAAATTGTAGTCAAGTGGGTAAGTACCAATTATCTTATACTCGTTATCTGTTAAATATCCGTCTTCCGTTGGGTGTAGCATTATACCACCACCACTATCAGCAATACAAGTGTTTGAAACTATTTCAGGGTGTTGTTTGTATGTTCCAAAATACATTCCTTTTGGATGCACACTTGAAACACATTTTCCCATAGGAGTAATTTTATAATAGTTTTTTATTCCATCTCTGATAGGCTTTCTTTTTACTTTTCCTTCATCTACAAATTTAAACGGAATAGCAACCTCACTAAACTCCAATTTCAATTTAGGCAAAAAATATTCTTTTTTGTGGCCTATAAAAAATACACGTTCTCTTTTTTGTGGCACTCCCATTGATGCGGCGTTAAGACAAAACACTTGCACATTGTAACCTGCATCAGTCATTTTTTTGACTATGTTTTTAGAATATACTTTTGCGTTTCCTTGTATAATACCTTTTACATTTTCTAATAAAAACACTTTTGGTTGTAGTTTTATAATAGTGTCGCAATAAACGAAAACCAAATCGTCAAGACTTTGTTTTGCCTGTCCTTCTCTAAATACTTTTTCTTTGCCCCACGCTTTTTCACGACTTCCTGCCATACTAAAAGTTGAGCAGGGAGGCGAACCATCTAAAATATCCAAATTGAATAATTCAGCAGGTAAATCAATAAGTTTATTAAACTCTCGTATATCTAAATTATAAAGATGCTTTGGTTTATGATTTGTTTTATAAACATCTGCAATAGGTGGGTCAATTTCAACACCGCCTAAATGATTAAACCCTGCAAGTTTATATCCCATTGTTGAACCACCTCCACAAATGAAGGTCCCAAATACGTTATATTCATTTTTTTGAATATTTGCACTTGGGTATCCGTCTTTTAAAAACCACTTGTATGGAAATAAATGTTTATTCATTTTCGGTTTCTGTTAATCCTAAAAGTTTAAATATAGCTTGTTCGGGTGTTGTTGCTAAATGTAGTAATTTGTCTTTTACTAAATGATAATCGTCTTCGCTAAACTTTAAAACTAAAGTCATTGTGTCTTCGTAATCGTCAACATCAATTTCTTTGTTTTTTTCTGAATAATCAGTTTCAACTTCAAAATCAGGCACATCCAAACCCCAAGCATCCAACTGCTCAACATCCCATTCATTCGCTAACATTTCCCAATCCCATTCTCCGCCACTTACATTGTCTTTGATTATAAATTGCCTTTGTTCATCCTCTGTAAGGTCGTCCGCTTTAATTATCGGCACTTGTTTTAATCCAGCTTCAATACACGCTTTTAATCGCATATTTCCACCTAAAACAATCATATCAGCATTAACAACTATTGGTCGAATTTCAAGCATTTTCGGAAACTCTTTAATTGAGTTTACAAGCTTTAAAAATTTATCATCCTTAATTATTCTCGGATTATTTGGGTTTTTCTTAACCGTTTTTATATCTATTAACTGAAAATCCATACAACTAAAATTAAAATTAATACTCTTACCAACGCAAATTTAACTATATTCCAATTAGGGAAAAAATCTTTAAATTTCGGGTGCTCGGTGTGTGGCAATATGGCGCAGAAAATACGGTCTAAAGTCCAGATTATGTAAAGTATAGGAAAAAGTAAGTATTTCATGATTTATAGGTTTAGGGTAGTTACTAGGGGGTGCAGTATTAATTTAAAGTTGAACTATGCACGAAGAACGAAATGCAACCCCCTAATATTACTAACAATTAAAACAAAACGTTACAAATTTACGGATTTTATGCTTTATAACCAAATAAGTTAAAAAAGACTTAAATAGTGCGTAGTATATTAATATTCTCATAATATTATCAAGTCAACTATAATGTTAATAAATAAACCTATTAATAGTCCGTATAGGAATATAAGTATTTCTTTTTTCATTATTTCTTATTTTTCAAAATTTCATCTAAATCAATATTTTCTAATACCTCATCCAGATTATCGATTAAATCTTCTACAAACTCATCCGATAAAGTTCCTCTAATTGATTTGTCAATCCTGTTTAATATCATTGTTGTAGTATTTAATGTAAGGTGCAAATTTTTAATAGCTTCCTGTATTTTTTTATCCACTACTTTTTTATTTGGAATACTCAAAGTATCGTATTTGTATTGCTCCCTCAATACCTTTGTATTGGCTTCCTCAATGGTCTTTTTACAGCCTTGTATGTAGATTGTCGTAATGCTGCATAAAGCACTTAGTCTGGTTACGTTGTTTTTTTCTTCTTTAGTCATTGTCCTTTATTAATTCCATTAAATTATACTCAATCGATGTTTGAATGTCGTGTTTCGGATTAATTCTGCGGTTTTCATTATCAAAATATTCTACGTCCGTAATTTCAACATCCATCCAATTTTCAATCGGTGTAAGATACCCGTCGCCAGTTTGGTATTTGTCCACAGTAAATTCAAAATTTACAGTTCCATCGAAAATTATATCATCAAAATTCGTGGTATCTCCATACACTAATACAAGCGCATCGCCTGACTGTGTACCTATGTTGTAATCGTGTATTTCTACTTTCATAATTAATATAAATTTAATTGTTTAATTTCAGATTTTAAAAATTTTAAAATATGGTTTATTTTGTCGTGATTAAAAGCCATGTAAACCTCCATTACTGTAAAGTTTCTTTGATTTGGATATGTCATAAAGTTTGGAGGTATTATTTTATTTCTCGGTGTTAGTCCCAAACCATTATCTTGGTAAAATAAAGCAGCACTATCAAGTATTAATAAATGCGCTCTACTACTGAAAAAGTGCCCAGTTAATTGAGCATAAAAGCCACGTAAATCACCTTTTTGAATTGCGTTTACCTTAACATTGTTTAGTTCATCAAGAGTTACTATTTTTTTTAAATTCCTAATCTCTTTTCTTACTTCTTTTAGATTAATTTCCATTTTCAAAGTATTGTTTTAGTTTATAAAAATGCTAGTCTTTCCTAGCAGTCAACCCTTTCAATAGTGTTCCTCTATTGCAATCCTCTTAGGGTAGATTATGTAGTCAGGACAGGATTCGAACCTGTAAGAGAGTCTGCGATATTACTATGACCTTATCTCTCGTATCTCAACACTAGCGTCTACCAATTCCGCTACCTGACTATATTCATTTTAAATACTCTTTTAATTTATTTTCGTAATTAATTGTTTTAAACTCTTTTTCCCAGTAATTCCTACCCTCTGGAATTTCTAGTATTGCATTTAACTTTAGCCTTATATGTTCGCTGTATTCCAACTTTTGCACCCTTACCGTTATAGGCTTTGGGTGCGTTGCTAGTTGGAGTGGAAGTAGTATTAGGATTAGTCGCATAGTTCTAAGTGAAAAATCTTACGCAACGACATCAGCAATAGCTTTTGAACATTTCTCAATAATTCTATCAAGTTCTGCGTCTTGTTCTTTCGTTGCCCCTTCTGAATCGCAATCAGCATTATCCCAATCTCTGTTGTATTCAGAGAGAATATCACTGATTTTTTCTTCTTGATCTTCTGATACTGTTACGATTGGTTTGATGTGTTTTTTAACAAAATCAGATGAAGTGATTGAATTTGCAAAGTAATCTACAACATTGTTAGATACTACTTCTACTACTTGGTTTTGAATTGAATTTTTCATTTTGTTTTGTTTTAATTGTTTATAACTATACACAAATATATAAATTAATTTTGAATAAACAATACAATTGCAAAAATATTTTTATTTTAACACTTTTTTAACAAAAAAAGAGGGTGTTAACCCTCCTTACTTATTATTTCAGCTATTCTCTGCATAGTCGTAAGGTTTAACCCTCTATGTCCGTTTAAGAATAAATACAATTGATTTGAGTTCAATTTACATAGCTTAGTAAATGCGTGAATACTTAACTCATGCTTAACCATGTAGTCGTTTATAATTTCCTTACAATCATTGGTAAGGTTAATTAATTGTTCTGCTTTTATCTTTTCCATATCTAAAAAGGTAAATCATTTTCTTTAGTTGCTGGAGCTGGTACACTTACAGGCGCTGAACTTTCGTTTGTAATTTTCCAAACTTCTAACGTGTTGAAAAATCTATCTTGACCGTTTTTGTCAGTCCATTTTCGACCTCGTACATTTATGCTTACTTGCACTAAATCTCCCAATCTGTAACTGTCCAACACTTTACATTTGTCTTGTGATACCTGTAAAATAATACTCTGTGGGTATTGTTCTTTTGTTTCAATTACAAATTCCCTAAGTGCAAATTTTTCGCTTACTTGTTTTGTTTCGTAAATTTTGATTAATTCTCCTTTTAAATCCATGATTTTTGGTTTTTAGTTAATAACTCGTTAATACACTCTTTATAATATTCGTTTCCGATTTTATACTGTTCTTTTATTTGCTCTTCTATTTCCACATCCCTTTCAACTCTTACAGCTGTAATTCGCTTTTCAGCTTCGATGTTATCCACCTTGTGCATTGTCAAGTCGTCCCATTGAGTTAACAAGCTATCAGGAGTTGATGTAAGGCAATATATCACTTCAGCAATTTCTTTATTAAAAAGCATCATGTAACCCCTCATTTGCCAATCGTAACCAGCTTTTTTAACAGATTTTTGCGCTTCCTCTTCAAAGGCTGGGAACGTATCAAAACTCCAACTGCATTTAATATCTATAATTCTATCCGTTGCGTTTATATCACATTCGCCTGTTAGCCACCCTATATCTATACGCTCTGTATTTTTAACAAAATCCATAAAGCGAACTTGATTAACTAAGTCAATCCCGATTTGTTCGTTCATTATACCCTTACTAAGATATTTGTTTTCCAATATTGGATTAATGCCGTAGAAATCACATTTAGCCTTTTCTTGAATATAGGATTTAGCCGTTTCGCCTAGTGGCTCGGCTTTACTTCTGCCTTTAGTCATTAACTGGCTTAATTCTGAACATCTTATTTTTAGTTCCATGTTATTTGATTTTAGTTATTGATTTTGCATATTTCCAGCATAAATTAGCTTCTGTAACATATAACCCTTTGAATTTGCCTAATACATAAGTATTAACTGGATCCATAAGTTCATTATCCCAAACCTGTAAATTAACAGGCTCTGAAAAAATGCAAGTATTTGGTAAATGGTCAAATTTTCCTTCTTTAGCTAGTTGGGTGTATTTTTCACTATTTTTCATTTTCTTTCGTTTTTTCGTTAATAAATTTATCTAATTCAGCTTTTTGTTCCTCGCTTAATTCAAAGTTTTCTTGTAATTTCTCAGCTGTGTAAAATCCTTTCTTAATGCTGTCCATTGCTCCGCTAAACCTAGCTTTGTCAAGTGTTGATTTTTTTGGCGTAGTTATTTCTAATAATGCTGGTGCTTCGTAACCCTCTGGCAAATCTTCACCAGCGTAAATATAAATTCCTAAACCAAACATTGCTAAATTCTTAGTCAAGCAACGCATTATAGTCTTGTTAATATCAAACATTGTGAAGGCTTCAACTGTTTTTTCTCCAAATTTAGTAGTGTAGGTGTAAGGTGTAGATTTCATGGCTCTATTTGCACCGTCCATTACAGGTAACCACATTTCGTGAGTAATATTACCAACAGTAACACGAGTGTACACCATTGCACCGCTTTCGTCTGCGAAGTAAGGTAAACCCCTAGTATCTTTAACAATGTAGTAAGTAGCTTCAGGACATACTTTTTGAAATTCAGACCACGCCCAAGCCCAGCTAAGATAAGTTAAACCGCTCTTTTTTTCGGTTTTGTCGTTCACGTTAATAGCGCTTAACGTTTCAAAGATTGTTTTGTTTTCCATAACTATTTTTGATTATTTACGACCTTTTTTAATATA